TGAAGAAATGAAGAAGATTGTGAAAGAAAGATCTGGTCTTTGCTACACAGACTCAGAAGGTGAGTTTTGCAAATCATTTGCAGAGTGTACCAAAGACCAGTTAATGTTAGCTATTGAAGCTTGTATTGAAATAGGAGTTGAACTGAATGTTAATCTTCAGTAGGAGCAACATATCCCTCATCCGTTGGCTCCAAGATTTCTTTCTCAACAGTTAAGTTTTGCTTTTCAGCTTGTGTTTCAATTTCAGCAATCATTAAACCTATTGTTTGTAGATTCCTTTGAGCTTCATTTATCTGATCATAAGGTTTTTCAAAACTGTCTTTGATATACTGAGGATCTTTATTCTCATTTAACAGTTGATGAGTTAATGAATAAGCCAGGTTTTTAACCATAAAGTAGTATGTTTTATTAACTACTATATTTACTAGAGCATCATCTTTAAGTTCTTTTACTTTAATCATGTTGGTTGTTTTTAAAATACATTTGTAAAATTATGAAAGAAAAACTAGAATTAGACAAAATTGTAGACAAATTATATGAGGATTTAATTCCTTCTGGATGGGCCAGAGTTTTGAGATCTTTTATGTATAGTTCTGATTTCAAAAACATACTTCAAACACTTGCACAAGAAAGTTCTTTAGATAAAAGATTTACTCCTCCTTTAAGAGATGTATTTAGAGCTTTTAAAGAATGTCCTTATGAAGAACTTAAAGTTGTTATTGTAGGTCAGGATCCATATCCAACTATTGATGTAGCTGATGGTATTGCATTTAGCTGCAGTAAAACAATGAAGTTACAACCAAGTTTAAAGTTTATGTTATCTGAAGTAAACAGAACTGTTTATAATGGAGAACCTATTAGCAACAGTCCGGATTTAACTAGATGGGCAAATCAAGGTATACTTATGCTTAATACAGCTCTGACAACTCAAATAAATAAAGTTGGTATGCATTATAATATATGGAAACCATTCTTAAATTATCTTTTTGATTTCTTATCAAATTATAATAATGGATTGGTGTATATTTACATGGGGAAAGAAGCAAGTACTTGGGCAGATAGTGTAAATGACAATTGTTATAAGCTATTCTGTGCTCATCCGGCATCTGCTGTTTATAACAAATTCAGAAGTTGGGACTCTAAAGATGTATTTCCTACAGCACAAAAAATTGTAAAAGAAAACTATAACTATTCAATTAATTGGTAATGGAAGAGATATTCAACAGACTCATAACTGCAGAATTAATGCCCAATACATATTACATGCTCTTTTGCTTAAAAGAGAAAGTAATACCTAACAAATTCATCAATAAAGAACTAGAACTCAGTAGATTACAAGCTAATGGTTGGGTTACTAAAGATTTGGTTTTAACAGCAAAAAGTCTTATCTTTATTGATGAAATCAACAGTTTCTTTAAGAAAACCAAGAAGAAAACTATAAGTGCATTGATGGGTGATTCCTATATGGAAAACATAACTTTATATTTAGAAGTGTTTCCAAATAGAAAACTTAACTCAGGTAAACCTGCCAGAGTAAATGCTAAAAACTTAGAGGCTCCTTTCAAATGGTTTTTTGAGACTTATGATTATGATTGGGAAACAATATTACAAGCAACTGAAAAATATGTATCTGAGTATGAATTGAAAAGGTTTGAGTATATGAGAAATTCACAGTATTTTATCCGTAAGCAAAATTTGGATAAATCTTTTGAGTCAGACTTGGCTACATACTGTGAACTAGTAGCATCTGGTGCAGATGAAGTTCCTACTTATTTCAGGGACAACATAGTGTGATCAATTTTTAAAATCCACATATGTCAAATTTATTTAATGGAGCAAGACCTTTACTACCTGTTAGTGAAAGGCAGTCCGTAGAAAAAGCTATCTATAAAATTAGAGCTAGGAGACAGGGTACATTAAAATCCCTAAAGAGTGCTTGGCCTAAATTTAATGATGCTTTCTGTGATGGTCTTGAATGGAGAACAATTACCGTGGTTGGTGCCAGACCTGGAACAGGTAAAACTTTATTTATGGAACAGCTAATTAGCGATATAATTGCTAACAATAGTGACCAGTATTTTAGAGTTTTGAAGTTTCAGATGGAGATGGTTGATGAAACCAGCGGTGTTAGAAAACTGAGTCTGATTACAAGTGCTGATTACAACACATTAATGAGTAAGGACGGAAAACTTGTAGATAAAAGAATCTATGATGAGTGTGTCAAATTTTACCAAAACATGCAAGCAACAGACAGAATTAATGTTGTCTATGATGCTTGTACAGTAGATGAGATGTGTGCTACTATACACTATGAAATGGAAAAGTATAAGACTGAAGACGGTACTTATAATAACATGTTAGTTGCTATAGATCACTCAGCTTTATTTAAAGTTGGTAAGGGACAGAAAGACAAATTTGAAATGCTAGGAAGCTTAGGTGAGGCTCTCACTATGATGAAAAAGAAATATCCTATAGCATTTATTGTCTTGAGTCAGTTGAACAGAAACATAGATGACATTAAGAGACAAGAAGAAGGTACTTATGGTAATTATGTGTTAGATTCTGATATTTACGGGTCTGATGCTTTATTACAACATGCTGACGTGGTTATGGGTATTAATAAACCTTCTGTAAGAAAGTTAAGGTTATATGGTCCGGAAAAATTTATTATTGCGGATGAAGATATCTTAGTGTTTCACTTCCTTAAATCAAGGAATGGTACTACTAGGATTAGCTTCTTTAGACTTGACAGAACTTTAATGAGGATTGTAGAAGTTCCTACTCCACCAACAGCAACTAAACCAAAAATTTCAACAACATGAGTGTTACAATTAGAAAAACAAGAGAAAAAGAATTCTATGTGCAACACATAGAAACCTTTAAGAGGCTTGGTCTACCAGATCCGGCATTCTTAATTAAAACTGCTTTTTTCCAAAAAGGTAAGTATGGAAGACAAGTTCAATTTTTTGAATCTGAGCTAAGTAAAGGTGAAGATTTATATGTTGAGCTGTATGACAATGTAACTGATGCTTCAGGTACTGTTGTGGATGTAAAACCTTTTTATGAACATAGACAGTTGTTTAAGTACAGATACAACCCTTTCTTTTCTGAAGAGTATGATAAGAAAAGTGGTACATCTTCTACAGGATCTGATTATTCATTATTTACTGTACCATTACAAGAAATGATGGCTGTTAATCCTGACGGAAGTGCAATAACATTTAGTTTGTTTGAGAAAAGACTTACTGAGGTTGAAGAAAAGAAGAAAAGTGATTTTGATATGGATCTACCTAGACTTCAGAATTCTTTAGTTGATAACAATGACTTTCCAGATTTTACTGAAGGTATAAAAGAAAAAGTTGCTTTGATACCTAAACCTGTAAATGTTATTCCTGATATATTATATTCTGAAATGACTATTGCAGATTATGCAGCAATTATGTGGAAAAAACCTGTAAGTAATAAACAGTGGTTAAATGAATTAATTACTAAGCAATGAGTATAGTACTTCCAACTACAAAGGTAAAAGCTCAAAGAGCTAATCCTAAAAGATTGGTTATTTATTCAAAACCTAAAACAGGTAAAACTACTTGTTATGCGGGTTTAGAAAGTAATCTTATCTTAGACTTAGAACAAGGTACAGATTTTATTGAAGCACTTAAAGTTCCAATTACTAATTTACAAGAGTTATTGGATACCGGTAAGGCTATTAGAGAAGCTAATAAACCTTACAAGTACATTACAATAGATACTGTAACAGCATTGGAAGAAATGATTCACCCGCTTGCTGTGAAATTATACAAAAGCACATCAATGGGTAAAAATTATGATGGTGATAATGTTACTACTTTACCAAATGGTGCAGGTTATTTGTATATTCGCCAAGCTTTTTTCCAGGTGCTTGATTTTGTAGATACACTAGCTGATCATGTGATCCTTTCTGGACACATTAAAGATAAGCAAGTTGATGATAAAGGTGAGATGGTAATGGCAGCAAATATAGATTTGTCAGGTAAACTGAAATCTTTAGTTTGTGCTAATGCAGATGCAATTGGTTACATGTACAGAAAAGGTCCTAAAACTATATTGAATTTTAAGACTAATGATGAAGTAACTTGTGGTGCAAGACCAGATCACTTGAGAAATAAAGAAATAGTAATTGCTGATTCTAGTGAAGGACCTTTGAAAGTGTCTTGGGATGAAGTATATATTTAAAAAGTAAGTTTAACAATTAAAAAGTAAAAAAAAGATGGCTTTAAGTACAACTGATTTAGGAACAGGCTCAGGGATGCCTAAAACAATTACACCAGGTAATCATGTTTTAAAAATTAACTCTGTTACATTAGAAGATTTTACATTTATTGAAGGTGCATACCACTTAATGTTGAATGTAGAAACTCCTCCTATGGATGACTTTGAAGGTTTTATGATTGACAAAGATGATGAAAGCAAAGGACGCTATGCAGGTCAAATTGGTAGAGTAAAGGCAAGCCAATATGCATTTGCTGATGGTGAAACTAAATCTGGAATTAAAATTCAAAGAGATAGATCTATCATGATCTTCTTAAAGAACTTAGCTCATACATTTGAGATTGATGAGTGGTTTATTTCTCAAGATAACAAGTTTGATACAATTGAAGACTTTGTTAAAAACTTTAGTGAAAATGCACCTATCAAAGATAAATATCTTAAATGGTGTGTTGCTGGTAAAGAGTATATGGGTAAAACTGGTTACACTAACTATGATATGTATTTACCAAAAGCAGAGAACAACAAATATGCATTTGCTGCTCTTGAAGGAGGTAAAAACTTAGAGTATAATGAGGCTAAACACCTTAAAAAGCTTGAAGTAACTGAGAAAAAAGAATTTGGAGGACAAGATGATGATTTCTCTGTTCCAAGTAAAAATGCTGCAGACTTCAGCTTAGATTAAAAGTAAATAACTTTTGAGAAAGGGAGTCTCAGTGCTCCCTTTTTTATTCTAAAATTTTTAGTTATGATTTCAACTAAAGGACTAATTTCTGACTTGAACCAAGTTCCTACAGAATGGATCTTTGAGTTCTATTTAAATCTTACAGAAAAATTAACTGGACAAGATCTTAAAATCAAATCAGTATTTGTTAAAGAGAATACTCCATCATTTTGTATTTATCCTGATAAAATGGGTAAATATAGATTTAAGGATTTTTCTTCTGGTAAATCTGGTGATGCAATAGAGCTTGTAATGATTTATCATAATCTTGAATCAAGAGGTATTGCTGTTAGAAAAATTATGGATGATTATTCCATATATGTTTCTAGACATGACATTACACCAAGAGAATATGTAGCTGAAAGTAGATATGAAGTTTCTGATTATGAAATAAGACACTGGAATAATCTTGATCAGGATTTCTGGATGGGTTACAAAATTTCTTCTAGATTACTAAAAGAATATAATGTTCAACCATTACAGTATTTCATCTTGAGTAAAACAGATAATGCTGGTGAGGTAAAGGAATTAAGATTTGAGAATCAATATACTTATGGTTATTTTAGAAAAGATGGTACTCTGTATAAGATCTATCAGCCTAAAAATAAGAAAAGTAAATTTATCAAAGTCTCTGATTATATTCAGGGTTCTGAGCAAGTTAACTTTGATTGTAAGTATCTTATTCTTACTAAATCTCTGAAAGATATCATGTCTTTTAAGACTCTTGGTATTGGTAATGCTGAAGCAATTGCTCCGGATAGTGAGAACACTGTCATTTCTGAAGGTATCATGAAAAAGTATATGCATAAATATGCTAAGATCATAGTACTCTTTGATAATGATGAGCCCGGAATTGAAGCTTCTAAGGCATATCAAAAAAGATATGGTTTTGATTACTTGATACTACCATTTGAGAAAGACATTTCAGATACTGTTAAAGCCAGAGGTGTTCAAGAAACAAGAAACATTGTGTTTAATCTAATAAAAAGTAAATTATGAGTGTGGATTTTTGGACATACAAAGGAAAAGTATTTGGAGAACTAGATATTCCTGACAATGCAATAGGTTTTATTTATCAAATGTCAGCTATAATAGATGGTAAATCTGTTTCTTACATTGGAAAAAAGAACTTCTTTGCTAACATCAAGAGACCGCTTGGTAAAAAAGCTTTAGCTGTGACTACTGATAAAAGGTTAAAGAAATATAAACTGGTTATTAGACCGGATTTTCTTAATTACTACAGTTCAAATACAGTACTAAAGCAAGCACATAAGCAAGGTGTGACAATAAAAAGAGAAATACTTAAAATATGTTATTCAGGTATGGAACTTACTTATCAAGAAAGTAAACATCAATTTTGTATGGAAGTACTTGAAAAAGAAGAGTTTCTGAATGGTAACATTCTAGGTAGATTTTATAAAGTAAAATAATATGGAAAAGTTCTCATTTGGAAAAGAAGAATGTAAGAATCTGATTGCAATGATTAAGTCACCTGATGAAAGTAACCATGAAATGGCAAAAACAATATTAGAATCCCTTGACATT